GCATAATAATTAAAGATATAGAAATAGGTTGGACTTTGTTCGTAAAAAGTTTAACAACATTTCCCTATTAATATCTTTTTTATAATATGTGTGATTGTAATGATAAAAAAGTTGTAGATTTATCACACTTAAAAATATATACAATTATGGCAGAATATAAAGCAAAATTATCATCAGGAACTACTTACAAAGATGGTTTTAAAATTAAATGGGCAATAGCAACTCAAGAGGAGTTAGCGTATGCTTATGAAGATTTAGGGATGACTACATTAGTAGAAAAATTATCAACTACAAAAACTAAAGATGAGCCAAAGAAAACAACCAAAAATAAAAAGTCAGGTAAAGAATCTTCAGACTCAAAAGAGTAATACTTTTGAATTTGGGGTTTTTAACTTATCTATCCCTCAGCACATTGAAGAGCCACAAGATTTGGCAAAGGTAAGGACAAAATTTATACCATTCGGGACTAACAATTTATTTCCTCAGTATTTAGCAGAGTTAAAAAGAAAGAGTAGTACGCATAGAAGCGTACTTGCTCAAAAAACTATTTTCACAAGTGGGGCTAAATTCGTTACTAACAATGAAGATTTAAAAGATTACATTAAAGATGTTAATGCTGATGGAGAAACATTAAGAGATGTATTCAAGAAATTGGCAGATGATTACTATTCGTTTGGTAACGCTTACTTAGAGGGCGTGTTATATGATGGTGGATTAAATCTATATCACATAGATGCAACTACTGTTAGGGTTTCTAAAAACAAAAAAGACGTATATGTACACCCTGATTGGGCTAAGTATAATACTATGAAAGACAAACTATCTGTAATCCCTCTTTACCCTAGAGTTAGAGGTAGTAGATTTGTTCTTCAATTCAAAGATTACGAACCTACATTCCAATTCTATGGTTTACCAGATTATGTTGCTGCATTAGAGCACATTGCAGTTGATTATGAAATTGGGAAATGGAATCACACAAAATTTAAAAATGGCTTCCAACCTTCAGCAATCGTTGAGATTAATGGAGATATGGGGGAGGAAGAAGCAAAGAAGTTAGTTAGAGAGGCGCAAAAGAAATTTGTTGGAGATGGGAACAATGGTAAAATCATGTTCATTGTTAAGAATGGAGATAGTTCTCAGGCTAATGTACAAATCATAAAAGACGACCAAGAGGGTAGTTGGATAGATTTGCAACGTATAACCGACCAAAATATTGTAACTGCACATAGATGGCAGCCATCATTAAGTGGATTGGTTAGTTCAGGGAAGATGAATAATACTGGTAGTGAAATTAGAATTGCTTATGATTTAGCAATGACTACTGTAATTAAAGATACTTCTGATATGCTATTAAATGGCATTAAAACTGTATTATTTAAAGAATTAGGATTTTTACCTCAAGATTTAGTAATTCATTATGAGCCGCCAATTAGTTTCGCTACTCAGATTGACCCATCAAAGATTCTTACGATTAACGAACAAAGAAGGTTATTAGATGAAGATTTACCAATGCTTGAGGAGGGGGATATGTTCTTGACTGATAGAGAGCAAATTATTGTTACTAGAGATGATGATGCTGATGGTATTGGAGATGATGATGCAGGGGATTTAAGTGTAACCGAAAAAAATGAACAATAACTATGGCAAATGTAAATCAATATATACCTTTAGTAACAGCAGCAGAAGTTATAAGCAATAGTTTTACTAATGCAAATACAGACACTGCTTTAATATCTAATAACACCATATTACTTTCTGAGTTAGCACATTTAAAATCTGCTATTGGGAAGAAGTTTTATGAAGAATTAAAAACTCAACACAATAATGGCACTTTAACTACAGCAAACCAGACCTTGATGGATGATTTTCTTGTTAGATGTCTTTGTTGGTTTGTTAGATTTGAGGTTATAAATGAAGTTCAGAGTAATAGTAGTAGTATGGGGATAGTTCATAACATTGATGAGTTTGCTACTATTATTGACCCTGCTGAATTAAATGCTTATAAGCAAGATACTTATAGAAAGTCTGAGATATACTTAAAAGATATGTTAGATTTCATGAATGATGACGACCAAAGTGGAGATTACCCAACTTATGAGTCAAACAAGCCTTGTAATGGGGATACTTATAAGAATCATGGAATAATAATGTATAATAGTATATATTCAAGACCTACAAGAAATTATAATAGTTGGAAGGATTTTTGTCCTTGTGATGATTGTTAAAATAAATATATAAATGGCTTCAAACGAACATAAAAATTTAACTGATATAAATAGACATAATCCTATGGGATTGGAAAATGCTATTAATGATACTGTTTTAAGCAAAACTTCTGGTACTTCTGAAACTGGAACTGATGGTACTTTAGAGTGGAAGGGGAAGTCCTACATGGGTGTTACTAACTATAAGATGCAGGGATATACTACAGGTGCTACTAATTACTATTATGGAGAAGATATAGCAGATACTAAGTCACCCTATGAGATGGCTGTTGATTATGGAAATAGTGCTGTTGCTTCAGGTAGTTTAACTGTTACAAAAATGTTTAGAATAGGGCAAGGGATTGTTATTCCAGAAATTGCTAATGTTACATCTATTAAAGGTTTTATTACGAGTAATGGTGGGTATGTTGTTACTGTGGCTATATGTAAGGTTACTCCAGCAGTAGGGGTTACTACTGCTCTTGTCCCTGTTGTTATTGATGAAATAGCAGTAACAGGTCTTTCTAGCAATGATAAGGTGGTAGCCATAAGCGAAACAACTATAACAACATCAGCATTAGCAGCAGGGGATATTATATTTCCAATGATTAAAGAAGCAACAGCAGGTTCTTCAATTTATATGAATTTAACAATACAAACAACTACTTTCTAATGACAACAAAAGGAGAGATAATAGCAATGAAGAAAGACATAACCACAATGAACGATAAGATAGATAAGATAGATGGCAAGTTAGATATGCTTACAGATAAGTTGTTAAATCCTGATAGTGGAGTTACAGCAAGAGTAAACAGAAATACATCTATGAGAAAGGTTTTAGTGAAGGCAATGTGGATGATTTATGCTATAACTTTAGGGGCATTAATAAAACTTTTTACAGAATAAAAATAAAATAATAACAATTTAAAATAAAATAAAATGAGTACGTTTGATACAGATAATACATTACTATTTGAGATGCTAGGCAAGGGTGGTGGTACAGAGGTTTTCACTACAGCAGCACAAACAGGGAAGGATTGGTACTGTGTATATTTTCCAGTTACCTCAGTAATTGCTACTATTGCAGGTGATGCTACTAACATTACTGCTCTTAATACAAAGACTATGAGTGCAGGGACAACATTGTTTCTTCGTACAACTGCTATCACTTTAACGAGTGGTATTGGTATTGGATATAGAGAGCATGATGGTAATGCATCTGCATAGTAATAATAATAATATATAAATAATATATGTTAAGTTTAAAACAATCTTTAGGTTTAGGCAATATAGGTGGATGGACACCTAATGCTGAATCAAGTTTAGTGGCTTGGTTTGAGAATAAAACAAATGTTACCTTTCAGGATGCACCAAATGCGGATAGGGTTCATTATTGGTTATCCTCCCATACTACTAACATACTTATTTCTGGAAGTATTGCAGAATCACCTACATACGACCCACCAAGTGGTTTGCTGAGATTTGACCCTTCTGCAACTCAACATATGTCTGGAAGTCAAATATCTTTAACAGGTGATTTTACTATTGGAATAAGGTTAAATGTAGCCAATACAGGTGGGGTTGTTCTAGGTGATAATACGGCTGATGGTGAATTTTTTAAAATATTTTCTACTACTAAGTTAAGGGTAAAGATTGATGATGCAACAGCAGTAGATTTAGAATTGGATAGTGGAGTTTGGGGTAATGGTTATATGGTTGTAACAAGAGAGAGTAATGTTTTAACACTTTGGTGGAATGGGGTAGAACAAACTACTGCAACGCCTACACTATCAGGAACAGCAGACATAGATTCACTAGGTGTTAGAAAAACTGATACGAACCCTTTTGATGGTGCAATAGGTGAAGTACAAGTATTCAGTAGTGCAAGTGACGCTTTAACAAAGAATATTAATCTTAGATTAGCAAGTATCGTATAAAAAAATAAAATATGGCAACAACAATAACAGCAGTAGATTTATCGGTAAGTATAACAGAAACTTATTCGCTTAATAATATCCAATATGGTAATACATCAACTAAATCCTTTGGAGATAACAGTAAAGTAGAGCAGAGAATTATGGAAATCCCTACTAAAGGCGGAGGAGAAGGGACTTCGTGGACAGGTATTCTTGATTTAGATACTGCCGATTCAGCAGGACATATTATAAAAGCAGACTTTAAATACTTCAGAGTGACTAACCTTGACGATACAGAAAACTTCAATTTAAGACTTTATAATGGTGTAGATTATTTAATATTATCTATACTTCCTTCAGCAAGTTTTGTATTGATGGATGCTAGTGTTGATGCAACCACTACAGATATTGGGGTAACTTTTGCTGATATTACTAAAATACAGGGTCAGTCAGATTCTGCAAGTGCAGGTGTGGAAATAGAGTTTGTGGCGGTTACAGTTTAATAAATACTAAAAAAAAATAAAATATGGCAACAACAGTAACACCAACAATACTTTCAGTATCAATAACAGAAAGTTATATTCTTAACGGAGTTGAGTATGGGGGGACAAAAACCAAAACATATACCTCTTCAGGTAAGGTTCTTCAAAGAATAATGGTTGCAAAAACAGACGACCCTGCTATAATAAATTTCGGTGCTGATGACAAACTAGGTCAGGTAATTGCTGCTGATTTTCAATATTTTAGAGTAACCAACCTTGATGATACTAATTTTATCACTCTTACGCTATTTAATGGTACAGATTCATTTTTCTACAAATTAAAGGCTGGTGATACTTTATTGTTAATGGATAACGAAATGGATGCTATTGCTTCTAGTTCGTCATTTGGTGCTTTTGCAGACATAACACAAATAGCAGCAGATGCAAATGATGAAGAATGTGCTGTTGAATTTTTTGCAGTAACAACATAGTAATGGCTAGAAAGAAAACATCAATTGTTGAATTTAGAGGGAATGGTAAGAAGAAACGTAAGGGGGTTCATTCTAAAAATGCTTCTAAAGGTCAGAACTCTTATAAAAAAAAATATAGAGGTCAGGGAAGATAAAAAATTAAGATATGCCTTGTTTGGAATGTGAAAATGAAATGTGGAGATTTGGTGAAACTGGCAAATGTCAGTACGCTACCAAGTCAGAATGTGAAAAGGATAATGAAGATTATACTTATTCTGAAGATAAGATTAAAGAAGATTTTGAAAGGTACTTTAAAGAAATTATCACTAAACTCACTTCTGAAAAATAATATGAAACTCAAATACTTTAAAAAATCAGAGTTCACTTGTAAGTGTGGGTGTGGTGAAACTGTCGTCAGTGATGAGTTAATGTGGATGTTAGAAAGGGCTAGAGAATTTGCAAGAATGCCATTTAAAATAAATAGTGGATATAGGTGCGAGAACCATCCTGAAACTAAAAAGAATCCAACCTCATCCCATACAAAGGGGTTGGCTGTAGATATTAAATGTACAGATAGTAAAAGTAGAGCAATTATTATTGATGCTCTAGGCTATGTGGGGTTTAAAAGATTCGGTATAGCAAAATCTTTTATTCATACTGATATAGATAATAAAAAATCAAATCCTGTGATTTGGTTGTATTAATTAATAATTAAAAATAAAAAAAATGACAAAAACAATATTAACAACAGTAATAGCATTATTTTGTTTAAGTGCTTCAGCACAATTCAGAGTAATGAGTAGCGTAAATACATCAGGTGAAGGCTCTATGTTAAGTGTAGATAGTATCACTAATAACTTAGGGGTTGGCTACCAAGTAAATGATGATGTAATGGTAGGCTTTCAAAAGAATGGTGAAGACTATGATTTTATAGGCAGATACAGCCTTAATGAGAATATGTATCTGTCAGTTCAAGCACCAACAGAAAATGCAGTAGACAATATGACGTTAGGTATTGGGGCTTCTATCAATGTTTGGGAAGAACTTTATATAGAACCAAATTACACAACAACAGATGGTGAGGGCTCTTTTAATGTAGGGCTATCATATAAACTTTAATAATAACTTAAAAAAAATACATATTATGGAAATTTTAAAAAAGATGTTTAATTCAAAAAAATTCTGGTACACAGTTAGTGCTGTATTCGTACCATTTGTAGCAGTTAAATTAGGACTTACTGAAGGTGAAGTTGAGAAAGTTTATTACGCTATTCTTACTTTAATCTTAGGTCAGGGAATTGCAGACATTAAAAAATAATGTTTCAGAAATGGATAGGTGGTGCGCTGCTAAAGGGTGGTGTTAAGCCAATAACAGAATTACTGAAAGCAGTAAAACAACTTTTTACAGACACTAAAGGGAAGTGGAGTAGTAAAAGAACCATTAGTGGAGTTATAGTAGTTGCTGCAAGTTTATATATTGAAAAGAATGGAATTGACACTAACGCTTTAATTTTGACAGGCTTAGGTGTTCTTCCTTTGTGTTTTTCAGTATTTGAGAAAAATAATTATAATTGTACTGATAATTGTAAAAAATAATTATCTTTGTAATTAACTTAGGTAGGGTTGTGCCTATCTTGGTTTTCATTGTTTATAGTTTTCAAGAGTGAGGTGTTCAAAAACATCTCACTTTTGTATTTTAAAGGCTTTATTTTTTGTATAATTGCATAACAACCAACACTTAAAATAATGAAAGCATATGGCAAAAGAATAAGGCTGTCTGAGGAAGAAGTTGAGATGGTTTATGAAAACAGAGCAGAAAACACAACAAACATTAATGGGAACACAGCACTAGACATACACCTTACAGAAAGAGGTATAGATAAGAGTGATGTTGTAAGTGTCAAACATTGGCAATCTGCAAGTGGTGAATATAGATTTAGTATTGTAACTAAAGAAGATATAACTACCAATGAAAATGATATGCTAGATAAGATTAGCGACTTCATTGAAAATCACTCACCTTACTATCCATCAGTAAAAAGAAAAAATAAAGACGCAAACCATCTTCTAGTGATAAATCCAGCAGACATACATATAGGTAAATATGCTAATGGAATTGAAACAGGTGATGGTTATGATGTTGAAATTGCTTGTATGCGTGTTTTAGAGGGGTTAGAAGGACTTATGGATAAGGCAGAAGGGTTTGACGTAGAGAGAGTTTTATTTTGTGTAGGTAATGATATTTTACATATAGATAATGTTTACAATCAAACTACAGCAGGTACAAGGCAGGATGTAGATGGTAAGTGGTGGGAACATTTTGAAGTTGCATTAGCACTGTATGTTAAGTGTATAGAGGTGTTAAGAGAGATAGCCCCTGTTGATGTGATTCACTCAATGAGTAACCACGATTATCAAAGTGGATTTCATTTGGCACACGCATTAAAGAGTTGGTTTAGGCATGATAAAGATATTACTTTTGATATATCAGTAGCACATAGAAAGTATTATCAGTATGGTAAGAATTTGATAGGATTAGAACATGGTGATGGGGCTAAGATGGATAATTTACCTTTATTAATGGCTCAGGAGAAGCCTGAAATGTGGAGTGAAACTAAATATAGATACTGGTATTTACATCACTTACACCACAAAGTTAAGCATAAATGGAGAGATGCTAAAGATTTTATAGGGGTTACTGTAGAATATATGCGTAGTCCATCAGGGACTGATAGTTGGCACTCAAGAAAAGGATTTACAGGAGTTCCTAAAGCAGTTGAAGGATTTTTGCACGAAAAAACAAGTGGGCAAGTGGCTCGTTTAGTACATTATTTCTAAAATATCACATAAATTTCATACAATTTACTTCTAGTAGGTAAACATTTATCTAAAAATTGTTAAAAAAGTTTGGTAGGTAATTCCAATTTTATATCTTTGCTTCAACTAATAACTAAACTATATAATATGGAAACACTAATCGCAGTACCTACAATCATAATACTTATGATTATCTACATTATCCAACAAGACAAAATTACTAACTAAAACTATAAAACTATGGGAAAAATGAAAGAACAATTTATGAGAGAAAGAGAAGAAACAATTAACAAAATGCACGAAATTGCACAAAATCCGAGTATTAATCAATTAAATAACAATAAAATGACAAAAAAAACAATGCAGGAAAAACTAAGAAAACAACCTGAACCAATCGTAGAAACAAGAAAAGAAGCACTTAGAAGGCTTTACAAAGAAAATGGTTTAGTAGAAGAAGATATTTACAAAGACAAGAGAGGGTTTGTAATTATCACAAGAACAGGAATTGATAAGATTGTATCAAGAAACAATATTACAGTTGCTTATGAGGTAATTAATATGGATGTAGAAAAAAGCATTTGCGTATTAAGAGCAGCAGCAACAATGAAAGTTGGCAATGAAGTTAAGAACGCTATGAGTTTTGGTGAAGCGTCTGATGCTAATCTAATGGGAGGTGGCAAGAAGTTTCCAGTTTCTATGGCAGAAAAGAGAGCAATGTCAAGAGTTGTACTAAAGATTGCAGGATTCTATGAGCAAGGGGTATTTGGTCAAGATGAGATTGTAGATTAAATGAATGATGAATGGTTAGATAATATTCTTGATGGTGAGCCTAGTGGTATAACTGATACCCAATGGCTTATCATTGAGTCTAACATTCAATACACAACACTTGAAGAAAGCACTAAATCTGATATTTTAAGTAGGATAAATGATTTAACAGAACTAGAAGCACAAGAAATAATAACTATAATAAATGAAAACAGATATGAAACAGACCCAAGAAAACAATGGAAAAGGATGTTCAAAGATGGAGTGTTTGGAAATAGAGATATTTGAACACTTTAAAAAAGTTTACTCTTACGTTGTTTGGAATAAAAAACACGTATTAGGGGAAATTGTGGAGGATAATATAATTCAACTATTAACAAAGAGTCAATTAGTGGACTTTTATTATTCTGGTAAAAACAAATTCAAGGTAGAGAAATGGAAGGTAGAAACATACTTATCTAAAAATGACAAATAAATACTCACTAGAAAAAATAAGAAAATCAAGAAACGAATTTGAGGCTTTGTTAAGGATATACGGAGTGTCTAATTTAAGGCTATGTAAAATAATTGGAGTTAATTATGCTACAAGTAGAAAGTTTATAGAAAATCCAATCAGCATTAGATTCGTTCACGCTAAGAGATTAGCAGATTTTTTAGGATTAAATATTCAAGATATAGTTGATACAATAGTGTACGACTTAAATTAAAATTAAACAAATGAGAAGAAGAAGAATTAAGTTTAGCGATTATTACCACAACATAATAATTGAGCAATTGTCAAAAATATATAATGTAGATAAAGATGGAATATTCTTAGGAAGCAGGAAGAAAAACATTATATTCGCTAAGAGAATGTATATATTTGTTTTGAGAAATGTTTTTGATTTAACATTAGTAGAAATAGCAGAGGTTACTAATCTGCATCACGCATCTATAATACACCACACAAGAAAGTTTGAATTTTTTTACAACAATTATCCAGAGGATAATGCTGCCTTTAAAATGATTGAGGATAGAATTATTGAGGTGGAGGTTGATGAAGAAATATCAGAACTAGAAGCAAAAAAAGATAGAATAAAAGAATCACTAACTAAATTATACTTAATTAAAAAATCAAAAAATGACAGAAAAAAAAGAGAAAATTTACCTACCAAGTAGTATTAAAGAGATTACTACTAAATTTGGCAGCATGATTGTTGCTAACTTCAAGATGGATGAACTACAAGCAAACTCTAAGAACGGATGGGTTTCTATGGTTATTTCAGAAAGAAGAGAGCCATCAGAGAAGGGTGCAACACACTATGCTTATGTGAATGACTACCAACCACAAGAAAAGCAAGAAACTTATACAAAAAAATCCACAACAAAAGTTGATAATGACTTGCCTTTCTAATGATTAAGTGGAAGAATACAACTTACCCTAGCACTTTCATTGGATTGTCTGATGAACTTGCTAAGGTTAGAAGTATGTTCTCGGCAGAGGCTTACAATGAAAACACAGAAAAATACAGGGGGAAACAAGAACAGTCTATACAGCAATTAGGAATATTTGCAGAACTAATAGCCAGACATTTAATGGAGAACAATAAAGGCATTAAATATAAGGCAGCACCATTAATTGAAAGAAGTCCAGTAGTTGAAGCAGACATAACCATGATGGGTATTGGTTCAATGAATTATATTGATGTGAAGGGAGTAAGAAGTGGTGGAGATACGCTTAGAGTTAATTTTAAAGCCCATAACAACCCTAAAAAGAAAGTTACGCACTATTTGTTCGTACAGCCCTTGAATGCCTTATACGCAAGATTCTGTTGGGTCACACATGAAGATGTTACTAAGTGGGATTTAGTAATGTCAACTTATACTAAGTGCTATGAATTAAAAATACAAAAACACAACTAAACAATGAAACAACCAAACTACTATGCTATAATAAGTGCTGAGGTTAGATATGATAAAAACCTAACTGCGAATGCTAAGTTATTGTATGCAGAAATAACTGCCCTATGCAATATGAACGCTGAATGCTTTGCGTCTAACAAATACTTTGGAGATTTATATGGTAAAGAAAAAGGCACTATTTCTGGATGGATAAGTCAATTAGTTAAGTATGGGTACATTAAGATTAGATATACATACAAGGAGGGTACACGAGAAATATCACATAGGTATATTAAAATAATCAATGGGGGTATGTTAAAAATATCGAAAACCCTATGCGATAAAAATCGAAAGAGTAATACTACAAGTATTAATATTAATCTTACAGATAGTAATAATAAAGGGCGTTTTAAAAAACCAACTATTAATGAGATTGATAATTATTGTAAAGAAAGAAACAATAATATAGATGCAGAAACTTTTTATGATTTTTATGAAAGTAAAAATTGGAAAATTGGAAAGTCGTCTATGAAGAATTGGAAAGCCTGTGTTAGGACTTGGGAGAAAAGACAAAGCAAAACTAAAGGAATGACAAAAATACATATGCACCTACAAAAAAATATTAATGTAAAAGAAAAACTAAAACAACAATTTAAACAATGAAACAAATAAAGGCAATGACAAAAGAAGAACTACTTATGGGTTCTGTAGATTTAATAAGTAAAACCTATATTGAGTTAGGGCAAAACAATGTTGAGGAGGACACAATAATGATTATGTCACAAAGTTTAGCAGATGATTTAGCAAAAACTTATAAGAATTTTTATTTTGAAGATGCTCAGAAAGCATTTAATCTAGGGGTAAGAAGTCCTATTAATGGGGATTTTATTCACCTTACTGTCCCAACGTATATGAAGTGGTTAAGGAAACATAAGGATTTAATATGGGATGCAAGGTCAAAATTTGACATGGGACAAGACCCTAAATCATTACCTTATTACAGACCAGAACCAAAACTTTTAAAATAATAGTATAAAATTGAAATATTTTTATATATTTGCATATCACATAATTAAAAATGGAAGAAAATAAAAAAACATATAAATCAATTAAGTCGGTATTAAAGTTCCATATCAAAAAGAATGTAAAGAGTCTTTGGACTTGGAAAAATGATAAAGATGAAGGCGAGAACTTTACTTGTATCTATGAAAATTATAGTGGTGATGACAGGATATACACGAGTGAACAGTTGTTAAAATTATTAAGCAAATAGAAAATGGCTAAAGGAATTATTATATATTTATCTTTTTTATGTTTTGGATTAATTGTTCTTTGTTTTGTACAAAGAATCATAATAAGAAAAACATTTGAGAAAAACAATATAGAGGACAACTTAAAGAAATACAATTTAGAGAATGGGAACAGAATTCAATAAATATTATTGGGAGAAAGGGAGAAATGGATATACTCCAACTAATACTTGGGAGAGTCAGAGTAAGATAAATCCTAAAATGCTTTTGAGTAAAGAGGAGTTAATGGGAGATGACAAAAAAATATCACTAAAGTTTGATTGGCATTTAGATAAAGTAGCAAATAAAATTATTAATCTACTAAAAGAAAAAAATGCAGCGTATGGTAATACTGCTTTAAATCCACCAAATATTTTTAGTAAACTTAATTCAGGTGAGGCTATTTGTGCCAGATTAGATGATAAGTTATCTAGGATAAAGAATAGAGGGATTAATGATAAAACAGAAGATACTGTTGATGATTTAATAGGGTATTTATTATTGTTAAAGATGTCAATGGAAGAATGAAAAAACCAATCTTTAGAGTATTTATATCTTATGAGATTAAGAATAATAAAAAGATAACTAGGAAAGTTAATAAAGGAGTCTTAGACACCTTTGTGTTAACATCAGATATAAATAAAATAAAGAAAGACCAAGAATTGATAGATAGAATTTGCTATATAAATAAAAAGAATCCAAACCGAGTAGATGTTACTATTACTAATATTGATGTTGAAAATCAATATGGGGAAACTACCGATAGGTTTGATGATGAAGATTAAACTATGCCAAAGATTAGAAAAATAAAATTAGAAGATAGAAAAGACTTAAGGGGTGGTGGATATTCCAGAAGAAAGTTTACTGTTGAAGAAGCAGATGCAATCAGAAAAGAATACAGAACCTCAACACAGAAGATAACTATCTCATCTCTTGCTAGGAAGTATAGCGTATCTCAACCTTTAATGTATCAACTCATCAAGGGGACTACCTATACTGATGGGGGCATAGGGGGTATAGGGGGTATAGGGGGTAGGCATAGGGGGGCATAGGGGTATGGCTATGAAGAAAGAAGCATTAGTCCAA